TTTCCCTAAAGAGTTTTGTATTTTTGATTTAAATCATTTTATTAATGTGTTTAGTCTTGTTCAATCAACTGGTGATGTTGAATTATATTTTCCTGAAGATGAAGAACATTTGATTATTCGTTCTGACAAAACTGAGCAGGGTATTCGTTTTGCGGATCCTGAAATCATTGCGGAATTTGATGATACAAAAGATTATAACATTCGTAAGCCAGATGCAGAATTTGTATTGACTGAAGATATGCTTGCATATGGCATCAAAGCTACCAATGTAAACGGCTATCAGCATCTAGCATTTGTTGGAGATGAAACAGAAATCTATATGGTTTCAAATGATTTTTCAAATCCAAGTGCAGAGAAGCATAGCAGGAAACTTGACCAGAAAAATAATGGTGAACCATTTGAAGCAATCTTTGATATTGCTAAACTAAAAATGATTCCTGATGACTATACAGTAAAGATTAATTTAAAAGGCGGCGCTCAGTTTACATCAAAGAACCGTTCTTATGATTTCTTTTCTGTAATTGAAAACCCAAATAGGTAATGTAATGAAAGTATATGCAATGAAAATGATCACTGGTGAGGAGGTACTTGCCAGAATTGGTCTTGATGATGTAGAGTTTTGGCAATCACAAAGCAAACTTAGTTTGTCAAACCCATCCGTTTTTGTTCAATCACCTCAAGGTGTTGCCTTAATGCCTTGGATAAATACTGGTGATAAAGATTCAGTAATCACTGTTGAAACAAGTAAAATTGTGGCAATGGTAAAACCAAACAAGGAAGTTGAAAGTGCTTATTTAGGAGCAGTTACAGGTATCGATGTTAGCGCAGAGAAATCACAAATTATACTCTAAGATTTTAATTGGTATTTCAGCACTTTTATTAATGGGTGCTGAACGTGATCCTTTTAACATGTATTCAAATAGTTCTTATTTTAAATATCATGTAAAGAAATGCGTAAGTAAAGCAAAAGATGATGGTTATCTTGAATACATTATACCAGAACTTTATAAAAATAAATTGCCTTATGAACTAGCATATTTGCCGATCATTGAAAGTTGTTTTGAACCTACTGCAGTTTCAGTCAAAGGTGCAAAAGGTCTTTGGCAAATAAATGACCTAACTGCAAGACATTTAGGCATGGAAACTCGTATCTTAATTGATGAAAGATATGATTGGCGAAAGTCAACACATGCTGCAATAAATTATTTAAAGTTTTTGAAAGCAAGATTTCCATCCTGGATACAAGTTCTTGCTGCCTACAATGTAGGTCCTACTTATATCCGTGATCAAATGAGAGAAAAAAATTCTGATAAACTTGGTGATTTAAAACTACCGAGAGAAACAGTAAAGTATATCAATCAGTTTGTTGCGATGATTGATATCTTGCAGAATATTAATCGTAATAAAATATAATGGAGTGAAAATGTCAGAAGAAATTGAAGCAAGTGTGCTACCTTCATCGGAAGAAGACCGAATGCAAATTCAGAAAGTGATTCGAGAAATTTCAAATTGCAAAACAAGAATCGAAGGTGAGAATGATTACATCAAAGATGCCTTGGCTGATTTGTCGAAGCAATTTAAAATTCCCAAGGCAAGCCTAGTCAAACTTGCTAATACCTATCACAAAAGAAATATTGCTGAGGAACGAGCAAAGTCAGAAGAAGTTTTCAATCTGTATGATACAATCTTCAAAACTTCTTGATTTTAATTTTTAAACATGTTATAATGAAAGGAGTCTGCCTATGAAAGGTGGTTCTGCTGCAAAAAGATTTCGTCAGAAGTCTGCTGTGAAACGTCTTGAGAATAACATCAAGGAATATACCGACTTGATCTCAAAGACAAAAGATGAAGATGAATTGAAAAAATTTGGTGATAAGATCAAAAAGCATAAACTCACTATTGAGAACACAAACAAGAAAATGAGTGAGAAGAAGGCCTATTGATTAACATTTTTATTATGAGGTTATATTATGAGATCTGAATTTCTATGGTCACAAAAGTACCGACCTGAAACTGTGAACGACCTTGTCTTGCCTGAAGATATCAAAGAAACTCTCAATGGTTTCATTCAGCAAGGCGATTTGACAAACTTCCTATTTCATTCTCAATCTGGTGGCACAGGTAAAACTAGTGCTGCTCTCGCCATTGCAAATGAACTGAAACTTGAGGTGATGATGATCAATGCTTCAGAAGAAAGAAGCATTGATGTTATCCGAACAAAGATGGCAGATTTCTCTTCGACAAAATCGTTTGATGGTCGCAGAAAGATGATGATCCTTGATGAGGCTGATCATCTTCCGGACCTTAGTCAAAATGCCTTACGAAACTTCTTTGAAAAGTATTCTTCAAACTGTTGTTTCGTGATGACTGCAAATCAAGCACAAAGAATCATCCCTCCTTTGCAATCAAGATGTGCTGTAATTCATTTCAATTTTCCTAAAGAACAAAGACCTGCATTGGCGAAAACGTTCTTCAAGAGAATCTGTGATATTCTTGATCAAGAAAATATATCATATGACAAGAAATTAGTTCAGCATGTTGTGATGCATTTCTTTCCTGATTTTCGCCGATGTATCAATGAGATTCAGAGATATAGCGCAACAGGCACATTGTCAGAAAAGATTTTGACTTCAATTGAAAATGAAAACATCACCGTCTTGATGACAGCAATCAAGGAAAAAAAGTTTCAAGATATACGAAAGTTTGTTCTTGAAAAGTGGCATGGTACAGAACAGGAATTATATCGTGCAGTTTATGATGAATTGCTGAGAACTGCATCAGCATCTTGTTTACCAGAGGCAATTTTGATTCTTTCGAAATATGGCTTTGAATCGACATTTGCAGTTGATAAGGAAATCCATTCAGTTGCCTGTATGATTGAATTGATGATGTTACCTTGTGAATTTGAGTGAGGTAACCATGACAAACTTTTTTGGCTTTGAGGAAAAAGAAGAAGAAATAATTGAACCATACAAAAGGACTAAGCTAGGTCCTTTTGACTATGTGAAATCTATATGCAATAAAACAGAATATCTAGGAGAAAGGCTTGAAGATTATTCACCGTTTATCGTGAATCGTGCAATGGCAAGTTATGTTGATTGTGTGTTATACGCAAAAGAATTGAATATGTATCCATCGTTTCACTCCCGAATGGACTACGATTTCTATTATTATGCCATTAGTAAGAAAAAAAGATTTGCAGCATGGTATAAAAATAATGATGAGGGAATTCAAAATTTGATTGACTACTTTAAAATATCAAGAAAGAAGGCAAGTGAAGTAATTGATATTTTAACTGAAGAAGATCTAAAAAAGATAAAGAATTCCTTAACTTATGGAATTGTAGAAAAATGAAAAAATATAAATATGTATAATATTTTATATTATTTTTTTATTTTATATTTTAATTTAATGGGAGATTTTTATGACTACCGAAATGATGGAGGATTTATTTCGTGGAGTTGGAGCGGAAGTCACTTTGAAAAGCCAAGATGATTTCTTGAAAGTTCGTGAAACACTAACAAGAATTGGTATTGCTTCAAAAAAAGAACGTAAGCTTTATCAATCGTGTCACATACTACATAAACGTGGAAGATATGTTATTCTTTCATTTAAGGAATTGTTTAAACTTGATGGAAAAGAAAGTAACTTTACAGAATCTGATTTAGCAAGACGAAATACAATTGCAAAACTACTTCATGATTGGGGACTTGTAAGCTTGATTGATCCAAATACAGTTGAAGAACCAACTATTCCTATTTCACAGATTAAGATTATTCCACATAAAGAAAGAAATCAGTGGGAATTGATAGCTAAATACCAAGTAGGCTCAAAAAATTAATCATATTAAAAAAGTTTAGATGGACTTCATCACATTTACCGACCGCATAGAAGCCTATGCGGCGTTCATAAATAATCTAAAACAGTATGAAAATACATTATTAAAACCAACAACTATTGAAAATTCAGCGAAAATTGCTGCTGCGGATTTGTATACGAATACATATGCGCCATGGGCAGTAGATTGTAAGGCAATTACCTTCAAATTAAAAGATGCATATATTGAAAGACATGATGATGTTTTGCATTTTATTGATGACATGCTTGGGTCAGGATATCAAGATACTCATGCTCTGACATTACAAGCATTAAAAGCCTCCGGTGCAAATTTGTTATTATGTAATGAGGCGGAATCGTTATATAAAATAAATTATGTAGTGGATTATTTTAGAAGAATGGTTGATGTTAGCCATCCTCTAAGTTGGTTAAATGACATAGATTTATTCAAAAACATCAATGACGTATCTTATTCAAGATTAAAAACAGAGACTGTACAACTTTTTAGTAATCTTACAATATAACCAAAGGTAAAAAAATGGCCCTATCGTTTACTTCCGCACAAATTAAATCAATCTTAATGAAGCCGATCTTGATTAAAGATGCTATTCAAGAAGTAATCAAACTTCAAGATCCTTCAAATCAAGTCATTTCAACTTCAGCATGTATGGCAATTGTGGTTGAACTATTTAATGACTTTAGATCAGGAAGCGCACCACTATTCGCTGAATTGGATCAACTTGAGGCAGATTTGCGTGAGTGGAGTTCATATCTATATCGCACAACAGATGAATTAAATGCAGAAATTGGTTTGGCAGGAACTGATGTTGCTCGAGTAAATGTACTTCGTGCTGAATTGACAAGTGTATTTAATCTAATGAACGCCGGGTATGCTGCTGGAGGCAAAATTGCACAAAACGTCAGTGACCTAGAAAATGATTTCTTTGATAGTACACCACATTATCAAGCAAATTATATAACAACTTATCCTGCCGCATCTTTTGATATGGTTTGGAATGAAGCAAGAGTTGATCAAATAATTGTTGATATCAATGCTGCACAAACTACACTCAACCAACAACAGAGTGAATTGAATCGATTGCGCACAATGTATTCAACAACAATTGAGCCAATTACGCCAATTCAAACTGCAACATGGTTCCCATCAGAAGTTTGGGTGAGAGCAGAAAACAATGCAGTAACACCTAGACTTTCAATTTATACCGATGCAAATCATATTACAGGTATCGGCTCACGTTTCCCCGTAGATTCTTTGCTTGTAAAAGCAGGGGATACATATACTATTCACTATGATGACAGTCTAATCCTTCCAAATACTTCACTCAAGATTATTGATGCTGGTGGTAATACTGTAAGTGTTGCACATGGTGGTACTCTAACAACCATGGGCAGTGACTTTAAAACATTCAGAATTTATAGTGTTTCAGGAACAACTGATCTGAATGCGGAAAATGCAGCAGGGATTGGCTCATTTATTGTAATCTAAATTATGGTTTTTTATTATGAAATTAAAAGTATACAAGTTGAATGAAAATGCAACAGTGCCTTCCTTTGCAACGGAAGGCTCTGCTTGTTTTGATCTATGTGCATGTTTATGTGAAGGTTCAGATGAAGTTTTAGTTTATCACAATGTTGATTCAGAAATGATTCGAACAACAAATGGTAAATTTATAGTTGAACCAAGAAAACGTGTAATGATTCCTACAGGTTTAATATTTGATATACCTAAGGGATATAGTGTAAGATTGCATCCAAGATCTGGACTTGCACTCAAAAGTGGAATCAATCTTGTCAATCAAGAAGCAGTTATTGATTCCGATTATGTTAATGAAGTTAAAATACTCCTCACAAATCTAACAAGTACACCTTTTGTTGTTGAACATGGTATGAGAATATGCCAAGGTGAACTTGTCAAGTCTACAGTAACCGATATTGTTTTAACCAAAAAATTACCTACATCTGCTACTCGAGATGGCGGCTTTGGATCTACAGGTGTATGATGGCACTATGGAATCGTGAAATGGCAGATCAACGTTATGAGATCTGTAAAAAGTGTGAAAAATTCAAAACACATTTAAAGTTATGTGGCATCTGTAAATGTTTTATGCCTGTTAAAACAAAATTGCGTGGCACTAGTTGTCCTATTGGTAAATGGGGCCCTGTCCGTTAAATAAATAAAGGAGCAAAGTGAAATCTATATTTTATGTAATTGCTGCTTATCTAGTTTTAACTTCTTTATTTTCTGCTATATTTTCAGTACAGCAAACTAAGCAAAATAATTTTCATTATGAAACGTTTGTAAAACTTTGCGATAATAATTATGTTGATTTAGCAGATGATGCAAGAAGAAAATGTGATCAAATATATTCTAATCGACAAATAGTACAGGAGGAAGATGGCTTTTAAATTATCACAAAGGTCTCTCGGTAGACTTGAAGGTGTTAAACCAG